CCATTAACTGTTAGCGTTGCTGATGCACCGACTGTAATAGGTCCTGCTGACAGTGCATTGGTTGTGCTACTGATTGTGATGTCAGCACTGATAGTCTGACCATTGGTTCGTATGATGCTGTCGTTACCTAAGAAGGGATAGCGTGTGTCAGACTCTGACTTGGTGTAGCTGTTGGCTATACTGAATGTGTCATACACAACTATCTCTACTACATCATTAGCTGATGCTCCTGTGACCAACACGACTGATGTACCTGATGTAGAGGTGTAGTCGGTTGCAGGTTTGAGTAGTATACCGTTTTGATATACATCGACATACTCACCGTCAGGGTAGCTCAATGTGAGTGAGTTGGCATCTGAGCCACTAAAGGTTGTCTGCCCTGCTGTCGCTTGGTAGATGAACCTGTTACGGATGCCTTGCTGTGGTGCTTTTCCTATGTATGGCATTACTGTTTAATCTCCTGTATGGTAATCATGGGTTTTGCATAACCAATAGATGATGAATCCGTAGTGGTGTGATTTAGATAGGTAATATCAGACCCACTTTCTATTTTACCAAACAAGGTATATGTTCTAGCGTTGGTAGAACTTGAAACTTCTTTTGCTTCAACAGCAATCATGTCTACATCATTTTCATCAGCATCTTGATTTCTATGGCTACCATGAATATTAATTCTACTACCTTCGGCATCATGTCCTAAATCTACATCTGCTGAAGCAGTTACATTTCGTATTTTGAAATGCCTAAGTAGTGTAGAGTTACTTCCTCCAATCAAAAATTGATATCGTATTATCAAAAGAGAACTAGCAGATAGAGGAGTAATAGATATACGCATATCAGTAGCAACTTCTGCAAAAGTAGTTGTGTTGTATGTTTTACCACCAACATCATCATTATTAACTACAGTTTGCAACACACTATTTGTTGGAAATGCACCTACTCTAAGTTGTGTCAAAGCCATTTATTTACCTCATGCGTAAGGGCTGTCACCCAATGTGCTTGTATCCCAAGCAGCTTTTAGTTTAGCTATTGTGTCTGCATCATCTATAGCCTTTGCAGCAGGAGCATCTCTCAAAGGCTTTCGCACTTCCCTGATTTTATCCTTGAAGATAACTTTAGCAGCAGTCATGTCTTCAGCCATAACAGAACCATTTAGTTTCCAAGCATTTCTAAAATGCCTGTCGGATGGCATGGTTATGCTTGAAGCGTCTGCTGTTGCACCATCCTTGTCGGTTACAAAAGTTTTAGTTGCCATTTTAGTTCCTCCTATATTAAGCAGCTATTTTCCAAGCATTTCGCCATGTACGATGTTGTGGCAATTGCTCTTTCTTACATATGACAAGTCTTGGTCGGTTTGACTTCTCATAATCTCTCCATACTCTTTCAGGTATATCTTTCTGTATTAGATACTCTATTGCTTCTTCTTCTGTCATAGCCTTCATTGGCTCAGTGTTGTGCAACAGATATCCTCTTGTATGCTTTACAAAGTTAGGCTTTGCTTCATCCTTCTTGAGTTCCCAATAAACCCACACAGGTGGTAGTATGCCACCATTCAATGCACAAGCCATCCAATTAGGGTCAGGGTGTGTTACCTTTGCAGGTTCATCTAGGTTGTCAGGGTCTTCCCATACAATGCAATATTCACTTCTGTATGGCTCAAGGTTTTCTTTTGCCCACCCTAGTCTATCCCATAAATGTGTTCCTTGAAATTCTGGTGTCATGCTAAATCTCCAAATACTGCTGATTGATTACTAGTATTATCCCTAGCATCTCTACTACCTTCATCGTAAGCATATGTACCCCATTTAGAAGTAGAAAAATCTTGTTTTGATAAACCGTGGTCATTTTGAAAACCACCGTCTACACATATAGCATAATTAGCGTTAGCCATAGTGTTTGTAAAATTGTTTCCAATATCTCCTAGACCATCATCAGAAAGACTACTTACATTAAAACTATCGTTTATAGATATAGAGCTTCCACCTGCATTGTTGCTCCATCCTTTACACAACCCCTGTTGAACATTGTGTGTAGTAACATTCCCTGCACCTGCAACAATAGTGATGCTGTTCTTTGCGTCTACTCCCTCTAGGGCATTTGTTCTTAGTGTACTCATGCTAAGTCCCCCAATAAAGCAGAATAAAATCTAACAGCATCATATTTAGTATTGTTTGTACTTGTTCCACCATAAGTAGACATTACATGATAGCTTCCTGTTGCTTTTGTTCTAGCATTATTTTCATTAGGCATAGACCAGTTGTTCGTTGTTCCATCGTCTTTTGAGGTCATAGTTGCATAGTTCACACTAGCCATGTCATTAGTTATTGTTATGGTGTAGTCACCTGTTCCGTTGTCAGTACCACCACTTGTGTTAAATGTATCTAACGTAGTAGTAAAACTACTTCCTGCAAATACACACCATCCTTTAGCCAACCCCTGCTGTAAGTTGGTCGTTGTAGAGTTACCCTCTCCTGTGACGGCAATAGACCCTGCTGTTGATGTGCCTGTGAGTGTGTTTGTTTTGAGTGTTGCCATTATGCCAAGTCTCCGTGTACATTAGACCAAACTTCTGCTACGTCTAAATATGCCCAACTTTGATTCGTTCTTCTAGTATCATAACCACCAGTACCATCAGTGTCAGACCAACCTAAACCATACATTGTGTCATGTGTTTGTATAGAATAAGTAGCATTTCCCATATTAGTTGTAAACGCCACAGCCATTTGCCCTGTGCCGTCATCAGTTACCCCACTATAATTAAAACTATCATTAATGGCAACTGTTCCAGTATTGTCAAATTCTATCCAAGCTTTTGTTAGTCCTTGTTGCAGATTAGTAGTATTAGAGCCACCTTCTCCTACCACATTAATAGAAGCTGCTGTAGTGTTTCCCTTAATAGTATCCGTAGCAACATGACCACTACTATCTACCACCATAGAGGTTGTGCCATTCGTATGCTTTATATTTTGTACTAGAAGATTGCTCATAATATTGCTACGTTTCCTCCTGATTCTATTGTCAGTGTAGACCCACTTTCTATTGTTAGAGGTCCTGTAACATTTGCGTTTTCTGTAGCTGCGATTGTTACATCACTATCCATTGACTGCGCATTAGTTCTGAACATACCACCATGCTTGAAGTTACCTTTGTTTGCTTCAGGTGCTGTAACACTACCGTCTGTTAGAGCTAGGTAGTTGACAAAGATATTACCTGTTCCTGAAGAAGGTGCTGCACTAAAGGTCAGGGTTGTACCGTCAGGCACTGTATAAGCGTTACTGTCCTGCACTACACCATCTACTGATACAAGTATGTCCTGAACGCTAGTGACGGTCTGTGACAGCGTAAATGTAGTGTCAGAGCCATCTCCGTTAAACCTTTGCACAGATGGTATTGTGCTGAATGTGGTAGCTATTGCATTACCTACATAAGGCATTATGTTATCTCCATGATTGAGAGTGCTACGTCTGTTGCACCAGATGCTGTGACTGATAATGTGTCTGTAGTTTCTAACACCACTTTGTTACCTGCAAGAAGTTCTAGTGATGAACCTGCAGGTATGGGAGCATTGGTTACTAACTCTACGTTTTGGTTAGCTTCGTTGTTTGCTCCTGCTCTGTTGCTTGTATCTGAACTCAGTGTGACGGTAGATGTAACTTGACTTGTTGTTGTATTACCTAGTATCAGACCTAGTATAACGGTTGTTGTACTACCTGCTACAGTGTATATAACATCTGCTGACGTTACTCCTGCCTTTGTCACCACTTTAAATGTATTTGCCATACTATATTCTCCTTATCCTAATGCAATGGCTAGTGCTGTGGCTTCGTTAGCTATTACTGTATTTAAGGCTGTGCCGTTTACAGTTATTGCGTCTGCTTCAAGTGTACCGTCAATGTCGGCATCACCTGATATATCAAGTGTGGCAGCGTCTAGTTCGCCACTTATAGTAATATTTCTACCACCACTGATGTCTTTGTTTGAGTCTGTTATAATAGCTTTACTGGCTATTACTGTTCCGTTTGTAATGCCATCTATCAAGTTTATATCTGCAGCACTTGCTGTAATAGATGTACCTGCTATCTGTAATGTAGTAGCGTTTACTTCACCTGAACTACCGTATATTACAGCTTTGCTATTTACTATTGTACCTGCAGATGAACCGTCAACCAAGTTTAGCTCTGTAGAGGTTGAGTCTACGGCAGCAAGTTTTGTAAAGTCAGCCTGTACTAACCCTGACACACCGTCTAGTAGGTTTAGCTCTGTTGCTGTAGCTGTTAGTGCTACGTCCTCATTTATCTTTGGTGAGGTGAGTGTCTTGTTTGTAAGTGTAGCAGTTGAAGACGCTGAAACTAAACGAGCATTGCCACCAGTGCTAGGTAGAGTTAAAACATTTGATGCACTCTCTGAGTGAGGAGCAGCAATTATTGTTTGTCCATGCGAGTTGGCTTCACAGTTAAGCTGTATTGCACCTTGATTATCGTTTCCTTTTACAACAACTTTACCTGTTCCATTTGGAGCTAGCTCTAAGTTTGCGTTAGATGTAGTGACAATATCGTTGCCATTCAAATCCAAATTGCCACCTAACTGTGGTGATGTATCTGCTACAACATCTGTGATACCACCAAGAGCAGAAGATATAGATGCAAGTGTTGTTTTCTTTAAGGAACTAGCAGACGCATCATGTATAAGTATTGTATCATTAGATGTGTCAAGTGATGTCTCAGCAGACTGTCCTGTAATAACATTTGCGTTTACCATTGCAGTTTCAACAGCATCGTTGGCTATTGTTACTGCACCTGCAGAAGATATAGTTACGTCACCTGATACAGCTACAGGGTTGAAGTTAGCTCCGTCAGCAACCATGATGTGACCACTGGTGTTTGTACCCATAGTAAGGTCATCACCACTGATTGTCAAGTCACCTGCTATTGTTACAGCACCATCTGCTAATGTAATTAAGTCTGTGTCATC